CTCGTTTTGCATACAATGCTGCATTACTACCGTTATTACCATCAGATAACTTATAATCTACCTCTGTCTGTAAATTTTGATCACGAAAATACTCGTTCCAAATAAACTGATAATGTGCAAACGGCAAAGCATTTACATTTAGTGCTTGTCCCGTTGTTCCTGCTGCAGTTTGTACACCTAAATAATCTGCTAAACTACTTGGAATACTGCTTGTGCTTAAATAAGGGTGTACTGGTTCTGTAGTGTCTGTTGCTGACTCTGGTCCTGTAATAAAATCTTCCCAATTGTCCCAAACCAATCGGTTTGGACTAAAGAAATACCTCATTTTTACCTTTACGTTGTGCATTACTGGTGATAGCAATGGCATCATACGTGTTAAGTGTGAGCTCTCAATAGTGAATTTATCTCCTGGTAATACATCTACTGCCATTACTGGAATAATCTCGCCCATTTTAAGGCTCATTCGTTTGTCATGTGATAGATCAAACGTGTTGTACTTGGGATTCATCCCAACTGCTTTTGAATAATCCATTTTTTTAATTATTAAAATTTAAGTAATCGTAAGTATTCACTCCTAAGTTAGTCAATATTTGAATTATCTGATTCATCCAACTTGAATTTGGATCTGCTCCAATACGAATCATGTTTTCGTGAACCTTCTTATAGATCTCTACTTCTTTCTTTTTTAATTCTGTTTGATATGCAGCTGATACTGCTTCTGATTCTGCTTTTTGTCTTTCAGACGTTGCTCTTAAAGCATCTTCCGTTAACTTCTTAATCTCTGCAATATTTCGTTCGTTATACGTGCCTTTTTGAATTTCTGACATTGCATTCTGCAATATCTGACCAGCACGTTGCTCTGATATTAACTGTCCTTTTTCTCCTTTTAATCCTGTATCAGCATTGATATTATCTGTCTCTGCTTGTATCTTTTTTACTTCAGCTGACATCTTTGCTAATTCTGTCAAAGCATATCGTTCAGCTATTTTACCTTGTGCTGAACCTCCAGAGACATTACCTCCTGTTTGTCCTCCTTTGTACATCAATGCAGGATTTAATCCTGCTGCCATCATTCTGGCTTTTTGTTGTACTGGTGAATTATACTGTGCTTCCTTTTCAAATCGTTCAAACCAAAACTGTCTGTTTTGTTCGAAAGCACGTTCTTGTGCGCGTCTGTCCATGTATCCTTGTCCTAACGCTAATGCTCCTTGTGCTACATATGGTGCCGCACTTTTCGCGGCCGCACCTAAAGCTGCTGCTATTGCTCCCATAATTCCTATGTTTTTTACAATAATACAATTAATCCTTTACTTTCCACATACATGTGAAATTCTTCATAATCAGGTATTAGTAAACATCCTTGTGAATGTTGTGGATACCTTCCCTGGTGTATTAATATTTCTGATCTATCTGGTACATCTCTCAACCATATTGCATTTTTTCCATTGCTCTGACGTTTTATCTTCTGCCAGGCATATGTGCCTCTTGGTATTTGAGATATATTTCTCTGGTTATTCTTCCATGGTAATTCTATACCTGTGAAAGTTTTATTTCCTACGTACAAGTTAATACTTGTAGCGTTCTCATAGTTATGAGTTGTTTCTACGACTATTAGTCGTTTACTGTCTTGAACCTTTAAGCTACCCAATAGCTGGTTCAATACTCTTTTTTGTTTAGATTGCATCTTAGTGTTTTTTTGTGTTTCTGACTCTTTTACCTTTTGTTTTTTCGTCGTCGTTAAAATCGTCGTCGTTGTTTTTTGAGGTAAAAGGTGTCATTGCGCATATATATAACAAGGGAGTTATATGCGCCTAACGCCCTTCGGTTGTTTGCTCACCAGGTGAAACGTGTAAACACGTAGCACCTGGTCGAGCCGTTTTTTTAGTTCCATTCTGGAACTTGTTCTGGTGAAAGTTGAAACTTTTCACAGGTCTTTCTATGAATTAGTAGTCTCTCCTGTTGAGACATTTCCTTCCAGTCCGTTATCTGACTGACTTGATTCTGCCACGTTGGCTGCTTGAATTTTTTCATTTAAATCTGCCAATTTAGTTTCTAATGCAGCTCGTTTAATACGAAGCTCTTCAAATGTTAAGTCTTTAGCATACGGTAATATGGCATCGCCATAGTAACGCTGGTTGTCTAAGACCGCTCCCGTAATCGGATTAATACCTCGTACATGATTCTCAAGAACAACACGAGGATCGTTCTGCATATCCGGCATTGTGAGAGACTTTTCCTCATTGACCTCACCTGCCTCTGGAGTATAACTACTCCACGTTTTGAGTTTCTTCTTTGCCATTTTTCTCGTCTTTTTCCCACTCATCCATGAGTAGTTTAATTAATAAAATTAGTTCCTTCAATATAAGGAAAATCGTTTTAATATTTTTTGGGTTCATATTTTACCATCTTTTTTAATATTTCGACTATTTCTATACTCGTGTACACGTATCAAATCGTACCGTTGTTGGTCTGTTAAATCAACATTGTGATAACCACTGAGCTCTCGATAAGCCTCGCCAGCCCATTCAGCTTTTTCGATTGGATCTGTAAACATCTTATCGATGTAATACCTCGGAAGCTTCTTTTTATGACCACCAGGTAACGTAAGTAATTTCGTGCCATTTGTTTTTAAATAATCTCTTATTATTTCCTTACTATAACTAACACCCAGTCCGTTACTCATTAGTTGAAACTGGGGTTCTCTACCTTGTTCGTCATATTCGAACGGTTTTTTTCTTCTTAAGCCTTTTAATGCATACTTGGTAGTATAAAATATACTGGCCTCTGTAACCGTTCCAATATGTATATGTCCCAACTTCCATGCCTTTCTGATATACTTATCAAATGGTTTTGGTAAGTTGAATACTATCGCGTGGTAATGTGGTCGTTCTGTTTTATCGCCATACTCGCCACATGCATAATATTTGATTTTCTCTGTTTGGTTGCAATGTTTTCTCAACCTCTTCATAAACTTTTGAAAATCGCTTCGCAATAGACTATAACCGCCTTCGCTTAACGGAATATTCTTATCGTCATATGTTAAGGTGAGAAAACATGCACTCGAAGAAGTATTTAGCTCCTTCTGCAACCTAAAACACCAATCTATTTGCTTTTTACGTAAGCATGGTACACACCGACCACAACCAACAGTCCTGGTTATAGATCCATCTACTCCTTTGGACTCTCTTTTAATGGTCATTGGTGTTAGACACATATTAGCTTAGTCTAATACCACCACGTGATAAACGTGCGCTATTTATTGCGGCGTTTCTTCTTCGTCCTTTAGCGGCGCGCTTTTTGAAGGCGCCTCCTCTTCGCTTGTACTTTGCCATTCTTCAGGGTTTCCTTTAATATACCGTACGGTATCGTTAATATTAGCTTTTAATTCTTCAATTTGACCTACTACAAAGGTCAAGTTTGCAATTACTGCATTTCTTGTCTTGCTCATTTTCTTCGAGTTTTTTTAGTTAAACATAGACATTATACACCCAGTGGTGTTCCGTAGTAAGGTACTTTACGTTGTACCTTCAAATCGTTATATACGTGTGCAATTACTTGCTCGTCGTTTTCTTCTTCCACAAACACTCGGTTTGATGGATCACATTGAATAAATGTAGCATTTAATGCAGGTTGTGAACTAAACTTACGACCTAAATGCCAATACTCTAAATCTGTACGCATAAGACCATGTACAGTATTCTGTTCGTGTCGATACTCGTCATAAATCGGTAAATAACCAAATGTACTATCATCTGTAGCACTGTTACCAGTTGCATACAATTCCTTACCTAATACTGGTTGTTCACCTAAATGTGCCAACAATGGTTGGTAATAATCATAACGGTCTACCTTATTAAACTTAGCTGGTACACCTTGTGAATACGTTGTATCTGGTACTACATACATAAATGCAAATATCCATCCATG